CACAAAGTCCGTGAGCATCTCCAATCTACGCTGGTCTAAATCGTAATCAACATGCGACATTGCGTTTTCCAAGTCGCCCACTAGTATGCGTCGACAGTCCTCTTCGGTGAGGTCGTCAATCGCAGTGCCACCAATCATGCCGGTAGCCTCTTCCAGCGAAGATAGCTTATGACCATAGCCTACAGTGTCAGTGCCACCTTCTGGTGAGGTATGTAGTATGTAGCTTTCGTGCTCTGTTGTTGCCAGTGGAGCGTTCTCGCGGAACATAATCCACTCTATAAAGTCGTCAGTCAGCATCTGGCACCTCTGTGAAGTCGGCATCGTCAACAACTTCGCCCGAAGACGCTGTCGACGGTGGCGATGTAGCCTCAATCGTGCTACCATCCACGCCTGTGATGTTGATCTGTATAGCGTTGCGGCCCCCTGACAACTTATCCTTCTCGTAATAGGACGCTGGTGCCACCCTATCCATGATTAGCTTCCATGCTGCTGCCTGGTGCTTATGCTCATCGTTCAATGCCGCTTCCATAATGGAGTTCATTACGGCTGGCGTCTTTGGCGACGCTAACAACCTGGCTTTAAACTCGTTAATGATGGCAGCATCGCCAGCAGGTCGGCCAACCTTCCCTCTATTACCTTTCTTCTTGGCTTCTATTTCTTTTTTGGTAGGGCGGCCACGCTTTTTCTTCTTTTCGGCCCGAAACGCTTTGCGTTCGGCGCATTGTTGCTTCAATTTCTCGTCTTCAGTCATATTTCCTACTTGGCCTCGCTATAAAATAGCATAAGGGGTACAATGCTTAGACAACTAAAGCATAAGAAAGTTCAATTATAGCACATAAAAGTGAAGATGTCAACCCCTAAGTAGCCTAAATAGCCCTAAGTAGCCTAAATAGCCTACATACTACCTACTATTTAGGCTATATAGGCTGAGTACTAGTTGTCTTTTGGTAATTAGTTGGAGGGTAGAGGGGGGTAATTGCTCTCAGGCTATATAGGTGTTTTAATACTTAGACCACAAGAATTCTAAAAAGTTCAATAGGCTCCCTGTCAGCTTCGCTGCCCTGGCTAACCAGTCATTTATGGCCTACCCTGCTATATAGCTATAAGTTATTGATCTAACGAGGCTTATAAGCGAATGAGCTACCCTGGCTTTTTTGCTAATTTACAGGGTGGTTTTGCTAATTTGCCCTATTTTGTGTCAGAGCGGCTACAACAACAATGCGCGTTCGCACACACGCACCCCCGCCCCTGCGTCACACGAGCCACACACGGCTACGCAGCTGGGCAGCGCCTGTGTGTGAGAGCCGAGGTAGCACCCTCCAGCCTACCCCAGCACACACGACCCACACACACACACGACCTGCGCATGTGATCGTATGCACACACACACGATGCACGTGACACACACACACCATGTGCATGACACACACACAACGCAATACGTACGCCGCACATGACACACACGCAACATGCGACATCGCCTGGGCGCACACACACACACAAGGCTGGCAAGGCTGGCTGAAAAAAATTTGAGAAAGTTGTTGACAGCTGCCGACCGATCAGGTTTAATGGCTGCCAATCCGGTCGACAAGCGATCGGCAACCAAGAGGTAACATGACATGAGCAAAACCTTTAACAAACTGAACAAGGCTGCCGCATTCCACTCACAACGTGACGGGTCACGCAACCACTGTGCTGTGATCGCACTGGCCGCTGCCGCTGGTGTGTCCTTCGGCAAAGCCGCTACTGTGCTGCGTGACATGGGCAGGAAAGACAACACCGTCGGCACCAGTGTGTCTGCCCTTGTGTGTGGCGCTACCAAGCTGGGCTTGAAAGTCAGTGACAAGGCGATGGTAGTGAGTGGTACTGCCCAGCGCTTTGCAGCCAACACTCCCGAAGGGATGTTCTTCGTCATCACTACCGGCCATGTGGCTTGTGTGAAGAACGGGGAGCTGGTTGACCATGAACAAGGGTTCCGTAAGAAAATCGTGGCGGTGCTGGAAATCAGCGCCTAAGCCACACACACACACATCACAGAGGTGACACACATGACATATACAATCGAAATCATCGACACATACGGGAATGAATACGAAATTCAATTCGTAGCTAGCAGCAAAGCTGAAGCTGAAGAAATGGCAGCTGAGTGGCTGTTGATAGGCGAAACCATCCTCGACATACACACACAGTAGGTGACACACATGACACACACAATACCTGTAGGGATTAAGACTATGCAAAGCATAATGCAAAATCGTGGCAACGCTCGAATCTGGCTTCAGGATTTAGCAGCCTATGGCTGGGCAGCTGGCAAAGGCTATACCGTCTTAATAGACGGAGACGCCATCACCATCACAGCTGACCCGACTAGCAAGCGGAAGGTGGGCAAAGCCAAAGGCGGCATCATCGACTTGACTAACAAGCGCATCACAGCTTGGGCAATGGCTGTGCAAGCCACACACGTTGACTTCACATACTACAATGACCGCATCATCATCAGCGTAGCAAGGCAACACAGAGAGTTAGCGCCACGTGTGCCAACGCCACGTGAGGACGTCACACCAGCGCCTAGCGTCCCTGTGATGCCTACACACAAGCCGCAAGGCGCTGTCGACATATTCGACATGATCGTATAGCGGCTCACACACACATGGCAGGGAAGCCGTGTGTGCATCACTATGCTACCACACACAGGTGGCATACAATGCACATACACACAACATACACACAACATATAGGTGACACACATGAGCATACATGACAACTACGTTGTAACCGTTTGCCTTTTGATCTGCGATGTGGTAATCTGGACGCAGTTCGTACCAACACTGTCAATCTAAACCGGAGGTTTATTATGGACAATTTGAGCAATCTACGTACTTGGTTTCAAGGCGACTATAGGGTCGAGGAGGAGTATTTCCCTGGTGAGGCGCTTTATAGCGTCCGTCACTATCGTGATGATCGCTTGTTAGAAAGCGCTCACACAGCTAACCCGTCAACTGCGGACAGCATTTGGTGGCAGTTTATAGACGAAAGCAAAACGGCAATATGCCGTAGGAGGTGGTCATAATGTACGCTACACACAACCCACAGATTAACGAGTGGTGCCAGCGCAGCGCAGACAACACAGCCGACATGGTGTGTATGGTCGTGCTGTCAATCCAACAACGTTGGGATAGCGTTGGCAAGCAGCTGGAGAGCGTTCGAGCAGAAGGAGCGGATAGCCGCTTCCTATGGGGCAATAAAGCCAAGACATATGCCTTCCTACAGGCACACAAGCAGTCTTTGTTTGACGAGCTGTATTTGTCAGAGTCTCCAGAGGAGGTGATGGAAACGTTTTTGCAAGTCCCTGGTCTGGGGCTGCCGAAGGCTGGCTTCGCTACACAGCTGTACAATGGCGGTGTTGGCTGTATTGACAGTCACAATCTGAAGCGCCTCAACATACCGGAAACTGTGCTGAAAATCAGCATGTCGGCTAGTGACGCCACAATACAGCGCCGGATACAGGCCTATGTGGACGCGTGTGCAAAGCGGCGTAGTGAGTGGCTTTGGAACACATGGTGCAATCTGATTGCAAAGCAATACCCAAACAAGTGGGCGGATGCACACGCTGTATCACAGGCTCACGTAACCTACCTCACAGGAGAGTGAATATGACAATTCAATGCGACAATGTTCGAGAGCTGGCCATCGTGTGTGCTCAGCTGGTAAAAGAAGGTGTGATGTTCGAGGCTCACACACACAGGTTAACGATCACACTCACAGGAGGTTATTGATATGTTCGTAATACGAAATGTACCGCCAAAGGCGCTTCCGGCAGTTCGGAAGTGCTTCCCTGGTTCACGTGCGAAGGGGCGTGGTAGTCGTGTGATAGATGGGCAGCGCTATTTCAACACGTTGCCACACGCCCTAGCAGAGCGATTTAGTGTCTATATAGCAACTACCGCTACCTTCCCCTACAGCTATGCTGACTTTGTCGAAATTGACAATAGCGGCAGAGTTGTTGTAACCTACAGCGGCAAGCAATAGGAGGCAATATGTTTAAAGTGTACGTGAAAATTGACGGCATGGAGGGAAGCATAGGGCAGGAGTTCAAATCCCCTGGCGACGCCTATGCCGAATACAATCGTATAGCGCAAGGTGACACACACATACCTTACACTTGGGTGTGTATTAAGGCGGATGGCGTCACACAACGTCACCAGTGTGTATATAACCTGCGTAAGGCTGCTAAAGCAGCGAGGGGTTGACATTGCAGAGCGGCTTTGCTACATTGGAGGTCGTTCGACAATATCAACCCCGCCTTTGGAGGCAATTATGGCTAATGTAACATTTCACAACAACCAGCGCATCACCGATGTATCAGTGCGCACTAAGGGCAACACACACTGGTTGTCCATAGCGACCAACGATGGTGACGTAACTTGGTTTTTCGACGACAAAGCTACTATGGTTGAAGTTTGCGAGGCAATTATTGGGCAGCTGACTGTGGAGGTAGATCATGCGGAGTGATGACGACAGGAAAGCGCTCGAACTGGCGCTCACGGTTGTGATATGGGCAGCCGAGGACGCTAGGCAAGCCACACGTGTATTCGATGAGGTGTACGTGACTGAGGGGCTAGAACACCTCGAAGAGGCGCTGGTGGAATACAACACACAACGGAGACTTTGGTTATGTACAGAATAGTAGAAACCCTGGCCGACGGGACTGAGAAGTCACGCGGCAACTGGCCTGACGAGGAGTATAGCCTCCTGATGCAGGCGTGGAACGATTGGCTAGAGATAGCTAAGCTGACGTCCACAATGGTGCGCCTGTACCGTGATGGTGAGGTGCGTATCACATACGATCAACGGGAGGTGAGGTGATGAAGCCGACTGTATTGTTTTTGTTCAATAGCAGCAGCTACGCTGTGCAGCCGTGGATAGATGATGGCCGCTTTAACGTCGTGAGTGTCGACTACGATGACACAGACCATTCAGGGGCGCATAAGGAGCCGTGTGAGGGGCATACGGTGTTTAACCTTGACCTATCACAGCCCTACGCTGCGTCCCGTGTGAACGCTCTCCTGTGCTCTCACGGCTATGCAAATCCAAGCATATGTATATCGTTTACGCCGTGTACGGACTTGGCTGTGTCAGGTGCGGCACACTTTGCACGTAAGCGTGAAGCCAATCCGAACTTTCAGCAGGAGGCGCTGGACATGGCGCTGATTGCTACGCATTTCGGCTGCCCGTACATGGTTGAAAACCCTGTGAGTGTGTTGGCTACACTCTGGCGTAAGCCGGATATGTACTGGCACCCATATGAGTTTGCCCACCAATGTCCCCCTGGTCCGCATCCAGAATTCCCTGATGTGATACCGGAGCGCGACCTGTACCCGAAAAAGACTGGTCTTTGGTGCGGCAACGGCTTCTATCTGCCGCTGAAGGCTGACTTGCCTAAAGGGGTAGAGATAACTAGGGACTTCTACGGTCACACGAAGCTGGGTGGCAAGTCTGCCCGTACGAAATACATACGCTCCCTCACACCTAGAGGGTTTGCCTACGCTGTGTATGCAGCAAATTGCGAGGAGTTGACATATGATTGAGGAGCTGATATGGTTGTTGTCGTTTTTGGTTGCATTCACCGCTTGGTGGGTGGTTACGGAGGAGAGTGATGATGCGTAAGAGAGATATATATGAGTGGGCGGCGGAGGCTTACCTGACTGAGCGTTTGCCGGAAGGTTGGCAGGACTTGCCCGACTCGCAGCTGTACGATTGGATAGCGCAGCATACGTGGGAGCCGCTGGAGCATTGGCGACCCGAAGAGGTGTGGGAGCAGATTGATTCCCTGGCATGGAGTGCGATAAGTCGGTTTAGGTTGGTATTCATGCAGATGTGTGAGGAGAAAGATGAGCTGGCGGAAGAGCTGGCCTACTACAAAGTGGCTTTGGCAAAAGCACTAGGAGGAGAGCGATGAGTAAATACAAGGCAGTAGGGCAGCTGGAAAAGGAAATACGTGAGTTGGAAGCGAAGCTGGAGCGCACAGCTATTGCTAAGTCTGCGCTATCTCTGATGTATGAGAACGTGCGTGATGAGAACCGTGATCTGGAAGCCGAGGTGAATGCGATACAGATATACGCAGACTCTTTGCACAAGGAGAACCAGCGGCTGCGTGAAGCACACGAACAGGAGGGTGAGTGATGAGTAAGTGTGGACAATGTGGCGCACAGCAAGACGAGTGGTCTGTGTGGCATGGCGGTGCCCTAGAAAGGCTGGAAGCAGAGAACCAGCGGCTGCGTGAAGCACACGAGCAAACCATCGTTGACTACAACGAACAAAGGGACTGGCCTGCTGTGGCGGCTATGATAATGTATCAGAGAAGTGCGGACGCACTGAAAGGAGAGTGAGTGATGGATGATGTATACAAGGCCATTTTCGTGGGTATATCTATTGGGGTTTGGCTATCAATCATAGTGGTGACTTACACAGGGAGTTGCGGATGAAAGTTGAAGTGTATTGGAACTTACACAAGCATGTGTGGTCGATACGTCACAAGGGTAAGGTGATAGCGCACCGCAAGGCTGTGCTCATACGTGATGGCGAGTTTGTGGTGCAGCTGGCTGGTAATGCGAAGGTAAGGCGAGAGGGTCGCAAGAATGTCCATGCCTTTGTCCGAGGTGAATGGTATCATGGCACCCTGGTTGATGGCGCTTACAGCGCGGTCATCTACAACCCGTATAAATACACCAGCTTTGTCGAAGCACATAGTGAGCAGCCGATTAAGGCGGCTCCGCTGGTACAGCTATGTAGCAACAGAGCCTGTTATGCTCTTTCGGAAGAGGTATAAGAGTAGAGGGTGATAGGCTAATTAGTCTATTGCTTTTTAGGTTATTTGACAACAACGCAGGGAGAAAGTTCAATGAAGAAACAACAACGACGCTGGAACCCTGTAGCCAAATACGCCAGGGAGTTCAACAAAGCAGTAAAGCATCGTGATCGTAAGAACGATTACAAGCGTAAGCCCAAACACAAGGAGAAGGGTTATGAGTAGCTGGTATGTAGAGACATTGGACAGAGACGGGAAACTGTACACACACTATCGACACGGTACCTTCGAGGAGGTGGAGGAAACCATGTGGCTTGACTTCCCCGACCATGTTGTGATAGACTGTGTCGAAAATCCACATGAGCTTGATGAATTCGCAAAGGAGTTAGACTTTAATGACATGGATTAAAAAGCACCACGAATGCGAGAAGTGTGGCAGCAGCGATGCCGCCTGTACTGACGCGAAGGGGATGGTATATTGTTTCAGTTGCAAGCAGACCACACGAGGAGGCGATGCGCCTATGCCCGAAATACATAAGGAGTCAGACAAGTCTACTGATACCTGGTCGAAAAACCTGGCTCAGTACGAAAGGCTGCCTCCAATGCCAATCGAAAGCCGCTTCATCAGCAGCAAGGCGACAGCCAAGTACGGTATTGGTGTGATGGCGGATGATCGCCACTACTACCCGTACTACGACGAGCATGGCCTGTCTACCCTGAAGATGCGGACACCTGACAAGGACTTCCCCACCTTCAAGCGTGACGATAGTGTGGTGCCAGCAAAGCAGAAGCTATTCGGGCAGCAGGCCTTTCCCCCTGGTGGCAAGTACATGATTGTCACTGAGGGTGAGTGTGATTCAGCTGCGGCATATGAGATGTTCGGCTGCAAGTTTGGCGCTGTCTCGGTGAGGTCGTCGTCGACTGCACTGGCTGACGTTCGAGCAAACTACGACTACCTCGACAGCTTCGACAACGTCGTGTTTATGTTCGACCCCGACAGCGCTGGTGATAAGGCTGTGGTGGAGTGTGCTGAAGTGTTCGCTGGCAAGTCCAAGATAGCGCACCTCAACCCTGAACTGGGCGACCCGTGTGATTACCTCAAGGCTGGGATGGAGGGTGAGTTTAAGAACGCTTTCTGGAATGCGAAGAAATACACTCCATCAGGTTTGATCGAAGGCGTGGACTTGTGGGATGCGATTAACGCACCAGCACCACAGCCTTTGTTCCACTGGCCCTGGCCTACACTCGACCGCATGTTTCACGGCGTGTTCGACGCTGCCCTGTACACCTTGTGTGCTGGTAGTGGTGTAGGTAAGACGCAGATAGTTAAGACGCTGGAGTGGCACGTTCTCAGCACCACCAGCCTGAAGGTTGGTATGCTCCATCTTGAGGAGGACTTAGCACGTACCACACGAGGCCTGATGAGCCAGTATGCCAAGCTACCCCTACACCTACCCGAAACGGTAACGTCGGAGGAGCAGCGGCGTGAAGCGTTTGACGCTACTATGGGCAGCGGTCGTGTGATATGTTACGATCACTTCGGCTCCACTGGTATCGAAGATATACTGGGCAGGATTAAGTACATGGTGAGGGTGTTCGGCGCGAAGGTTATCTTCCTCGACCACCTGCACATCATGCTGTCCAGTATGGACAATCCCGACGAGCGCAAGGCTATCGACGAGGTGATGACCAAGCTGCGTATCTGTGTGCAAGAGTTGCAGATAACGCTCTTCCTGGTCAGCCACCTGAAGCGTCCGACTCAAGGGCTTAGCCACGAGGAGGGCAGAGAAGTAAGCAGCGGTGACTTGCGTGGCAGCGCCAGCATATACCAGCTGAGTGATGGTGTGGTGAGTGCGGAGCGCAACGGACAGAGTGACTGCCCTATTGAGGCGAACACAACTGTGCTGCGTGGGCTTAAGAATAGGTTGTCGGGCGAGATAGGTAAGGCAGACTCGCTCCTGTACAATCCCGTTACATCGTGCATGAACGTAGTGGCTGGTTGACAAACAACGACAGGAGTGGTAGACTGATGAGCAAAATTGGACAGTGGTTGATTGAGAGGGAAGAGAATGAGAGCAGCAGCGATAGACATAGAGACGAACATGGCACACGACACGATATGGTGTTGTTCAGTGGTCGATTGCCAGACTCACAAGTTGATCGGGACAGCGCTGACGCCGCAAGACTTCTGGCGTATGGTGAATGGATACGATACACTGGTAGCGCATAACGGACTGGGCTTCGACTTCCCTGTCATTGAGCGTGTATGGGATGTGTCGCTGGCTGCATGGTCACTGATGGATACCCTGGTGATGGGCAGATTGTGGATGGCAGACATACAGGGAGGGCATAGCCTGAAGGCATGGGGGGAGCGTATCGGTGAGGCTAAGCTGGACTTCGAGGTTGATGACTTCGACGGTGGCTTAACGCCGGAGATGCAGGAGTATTGTGAGCAGGACACAATCGTACTCTCTCACCTCTTCTCCTACCTCTCGCACCAGCTAGACGCTGATGGATTCAGCACCGACAGCATTGCGCTGGAGCATAAGGTGGCAGCTATCACCCACAAGCAAATCCAAAATGGCTTTTTGCTGGACTGTGAGAAAACAACTCAGTTGTGGCGGGATGCGCGACGTCGTCAGCAGCAGATAGACCAGGAATTGCAAAAGGTTTTCCCGCCGATAGTGACTGAGCGCTGGAGTGATAAGACAGGCAAGCGCCTGAAGGATCACGTAGAGGTGTTCAATGTGGGGAGTCGGCAGCAGATTGCCAAGCGCCTGAAGG